CGTTGATCACGTCCTGCTGATAGGGGTTCATGTACTGCTGAATCTGCGACGCCTGGAGCGGTTGCGACGCAATATTGGTGATATTGCTGATCGCCCCCGTCTGGGTCGGCGTCAGCCCCTGGACAAGCTGTCCGGTGTACGGTTGATAGGGCTGGGAAGCGACCGAGGCGGCGCGATTGTAGATATCCTGGAAGCCCTGGAGGCCAGTCGGCGTATAGGCGACGTTCTGGTTCTGGACCGTGTTGGTGGTCGTCGGTGCGCCGCCCTTGCCCATGGCTTAAGTGTCTTTCCCGTTCGGACGGCCGGTCGTAGCGTTCCACAAGAAGAATGCCCCGGCTTCCGGTAGCTGGCGCCTGTAAAGACGGACCTTGGCAGCCGTTCTATTGTTGGAGACGATCCCGATCAGCAGGGGAATACCCGTCTCCAGGGCAATATGCTTAGCGTATGCTACCAGAGTCTTGGCATGATTGGAATTGCGGTGGTCCGGGTGGACGAAATTCACGTATTCCTCAAGTATAATGTCATCTGAATACCAGAGAGAGCCAAGACAAAGCAGGATCATCCCCTCCAATTTCTTAGGCGGCCCAATAACGCCAATGAATCCGCGCGTGCCATTATCGGATTCAAGGATGCGTTCCGGGTGAAGGATGCGATCCAGCAGCCAGTTCAACTTAGGCTTGGACTGAGTGAGAATCGCATTCTCTTCATGGACGAGGTTGAATAGCTCCCAGATGCCGTCACGGTCGGCAGGAGTTGCTTTGCGGACGATTGATGGGGAGTTGCTCATCAGCGTTTTGGCGGCCTCTCTTTACGCATGTCTTGAATCGTCTTGCGACGGGCATGCATGACGAAGTGGTCAAGGATGCGATGGCCTTCCTTCATGTCGCCGCCGCCCAGGCGCTTTACGACCTCGGGGGCGATGACGTATTCGCCCCCGGCTGCGACGATGGGGACCTTATCGTGCTCGTCGCCTTCCTCACCTCCGGCAGAGAACTTAGGCATCTTCATCGTCGGCAGATGCATGCTCATCGAGCGGCCGTAGTTGACCTTAGGAGTGCTGGCGCGGCCAGCGGCTGCTCCATATGGCCCCTGCTTGAAGAAGCTGTTGAGGATGGCTGCCCCAGCTTGGGAGTTGCCCTGACCGATGCCGGAGACAACGCTCGCGGGTAAGATGTAGGAGCCGCCCTTGACGTTCATGCTCAGCTTGTCAGTACGACCAGGAACGGCACTGTGGATCATGCCGATGCGAGGAGTCGCGAAGTGCCGTACCCCAGGCTCGGCGATGCCGGTCGGGGCACCGATTGATTCGTTATAGGCTCGCTCGTGGAATGGCGTGGAGCCGCCTGTTGCGCGTTTCATGGGTTCTTCCTCTTGGTCTGATGGCGTTCGACTTGCCCCCATGGCGAAGACCCCGAGTCCGCCGATGCTGGCGGCGAGGTGAGCCAAGTCCTTCATCTTAGGATCAAACTTAGCATAGAATGAGCGGACATGGTTCTTGCGCCATGTAATGTACGAGATCGAGCCGGGGTCCTCGACATTATTGCGATAGGCTATGCTGTCGTAACCCCGGCTCTCCAGCAGATTGCGCAGATTATTGATCTGCTTGACCTCTTGTTCCCAATCGTAATGTCCCTTCCAGGGCTTGGGCGACGGAGGAACATTCATTGCCTCATCGACCAGATGCTTAGGGATGAGAGAGCTATTCTTGAGGCCCCAAGCAATGTTGTCTGCCTTCCAGGTTCCAAGGTCAGGCAGTCGAAGAGGATTCTGCGCCTTGATAATTGCCGGGATGATATGCCATTCGCTCCATTCGGACTTCTTTGATCCTGGGTACATACCAAGGTGCGTAAGACGATGGTTGGCCGCCCGAACGGTGCCAAAGTGAATACCAATCTCAGGGCGGCGCGGCGATTCTACCTTCTCTCCGCTCGGCAATGTGAACTTCTCTGGCGGAAGCTCCTCCGGCAGCTTGAATGCCTCAAATGCAGTAGGAGCGCCATGATAGCCCGGCTGATTCAGGCCAATGACCTGAGCCTTCTCGAAGATATCTTTAGGCAGATGCTTGGCCTGTGGTTGCGAGAACATGTCCTCGAACAGGTCTGGCGCCTCTTCCTCGCCCTCCGGTTTCCATTCAGGCGCCTGCGCCGCCATAGCTTGGCGCTCCTGGGCCTTGTAATACTCCTCATCGACACCCTGCTGCGCTTGCTCTGGGATGTCGAAGTCTTCTGGATTTGGCTCAGGAACAAGACCTTTGGTTATGTCTTTCTTCTTTAGCTTCTTGCTCCAGTACAAGGCATTGATTGCATCCAGAGTGTCTGCATCCGCATTCTTCTTTAGAGCGAAGATAGCTTTATTGACTTGCTTCTTGAGCGCCGCAGGGAAATGCTTCTTTGCCTTTAGGGCAGCATCGCCGTTACCAGCCTTAGCGAAGTCGATCAGATGTTGAGCAATCTCTGCCGGCTCAAGCTCTCGACCGAGGCTCTCTTCTAGGCCAGTAAGATGATTGACGATATCGCCGGATGTCATCTCTGGCTTCGTGCCGTATTGCTTGTTGAGTAATTTCTCGAATTCTCCAGACAGATCAATGCTCTCAGATGCGGCAGGCCGAGCCGTATGGGCCGCTGGCGGCTCTACGCCGTGGAACGCCCTGTATGCCTGAGGATCGTAGTTCCATGGCTGATCTGGCGCCCTCAAGCTTGGCATTGTATCCTTGGAATACACGGGAGCGTTCTGCATGACCTCCATGGTACTCTCTGGATGCTCAAGCTCATTCTCAAGAGGAGAGCGATTCATCCGCGTTTCAGTAGCGCGAGCCATGGCCTCTCCGTATATCCTTTGATAGTTAAGAAATGCCTGCCCCATAATCCTGTTATGTTCAGCAGAAGCATTATTGAGCTTAACTATGTCATCGATCTTGCCAATGTGTTTAAGATAAGTAAGTATCTGTCTGTCCGTCATTGACAGTTGATCTAGCTTGTTCTGCTTATAAAGAACATTAAACCTCTTTACCGCCATTGCGGCATCATCTATGGGTATCCCGGCCTTTTGCAGATCGGCCGTAAGCTTAGCATTCAGTTCCATCAATTGGGCAGCCTTGACCTGATCACGCGGATGAACGAAGTCGATAGCGCTGCCGCCCGGAGTCATCCCTTCGTGGAACTGGATAAAGTGCTGCACCTCATGTGTAATTGCCGACTTCATGTCCTGAGGAGACATTGGGGCAAGGATAATCCTGTTGTTTAGCCAATCTGCATGCCCAACAGTCGTCGCTCCATCCGGCCTGATCTTCCTAGGCATGCCCTCTACAGAGATATCTTTGGCCCACGGATAGAGATTGAATAGCTCTTCATGCGGGTAGAGGTCGCCGAGCTTGATAGTTTTTCCCGGCGGGACGCCGACCATTCCCAGGCCAGCCTTATCCGGCTCAAGAAGGCCCATATTGAGCTTAACGTCTCTATCTGGAATCTCGCGCATAAGTGCGCCGGTATACGGATCGGCATGCACCCCAGTCTTGAGCCAGATTTCATCCTGAGAAGCCCCCGCAGCGCGGAGGGCGGCAGCCCTCTCCACCTGTTGCGGCTGGAGCCTGCCGACGAACATGCCGGCGGCGTTCTCTGGAATCAGCCCAGGGGCAACAGCGCCGGCCGCCCTGATGCCGCCAGCCATGGCCTGCGTCAGGTCCATATTGGCCTGGATGCCCTGCTCCTTTATCCCAGGAGGGGCATTAACATCGAAGGCCCCAGACTGCGCGGCCCTGATGGTGTCTCGCACAGGATCGACGAGAAGCCGCTCAGGCGCCGTGTGATAGCGCTCCTGTCCATGCAGGCCGAACAAGCGATCCGCAAGCCCAGGTCCAGCTTCAGCAGGAGACGCCTCAGGCGGAGGAGGCGGCGCTGTATCGATGCCAGATGCCGCTTGGCGGTAAGTAGACAGCGGAGGCGCCTGCCAGCGTGGCTCTGCCTTGCCTTTAGGATAGTATCCGTACTGCGCTCTGGCCGCTTCCTTCTCAGCGCTGGTAAGGAAGGCTCCTTCTGGGATGCTAGTCGATTCCAGTGCATTGGCTTGAGGTCGAACAGTCAGGCGGAGCGTCCTTGCTTGAGGATCATATGCCTGCTCCAGACTATGATCTGAATCGTCAGGCACGTCGCCACCGTCTGCGTACTTCTTGCCGTAGCGGCGAGCAGTGCTAAGTGCGGCTGCAATGGCCTGACGGCGCGGATGCCCAGCCGCGACCATCTCTTTGATGTTCGTGCTGATTGCCTCCCTGCTGCCGGACTTGATAAGGGGCATGCTATCCGGCCCTGATGAGGCACAAGCCGCTTATAAATGTCGGCGGAATAATAGGAGCGCCGATCTGAGATGAGCTACCATAGGTAATGCCGGTAGTATGCGTATCTGCTGCGCTGGGGGCGAAGTTAGATGCTGCTGCTGCACCCAGGACTGCGCCGCCCGTCCCAGCAGAGGCCCCCGTAAGAACATCATGAACGTGACCGGGATCGACAAGCTTAGGCAAGTGCAGGCTCGACAACGTTGTCGCCTGCGAACCACCACCAGAGAAGATCGTATTGCCATCCACGCCATTAGACGAGAGGAGCCGGCCAGAGCCCTGATTCAGGTATGCCCTCACGCGGCCTTTAGAATCTGGTAGCGTTGTGCTGCCAAGAATCGTCGCAAGATATGGGTATGTGGCAGACGAGAATGTAGTTCCATCGCAGTTGAGATACGGCGGGACGGTGCAGGCAGCTATCCAGCTTGGGACCGATGATCCAGCGTAATCCCAGTACTCGCCGATATGATGCATGCCACGGAACTTGACGTTCGTTCCATCCGTAAGGATATCCTGGGGGCGCGAGGGCGGGCAGCCAATGGCCTGAGAGCCAATGGCAGTCGTTTGCAGCGTCACCGTAAACGCTGATGTGGTGGTAGTAAGATTCTGAACGGTGTAGAAGCTGCCTACCGCTGGTAGGGTGACAACCGTGTTCTGCGTCAGCGCTCCAGTGAAAGAGATAAAGACGTTATTGTAGTTAGAGGCAAGAAGCGTCAGCGCGCCGGAGACGCTGCTGATTGGAATCGATACAGCCCCGCCCAGAGACGCATCAAGAACGCTGGAATTGTTGTTGAGTGGCTGGCCCCAAACGCCAGTATCGCCGCCAACTGCTGGCAGCCCGAGGGATTTGTTCGTGGTGAATGTAACCATCTATCCCTCTAATACATTGGAATCTTGTAGGAACCGCCCGAGCTTGTGGTCACCGACAGGAAGGCGGCAGCCTCAGACGAGGTGAATGTGATCGTTCCAGCAGAAGGAGCTACTGTCGAAGCCGCAGTCGCTTGAGGAAAGACACTCTTAAGCTGCTGAACGACAAGATTGATGGCGTTCACGATATTTTGGGTAGCTGTTAGATGGTCTTGGCGCGAAACCATTAGCGTCTCCCGGTGCCAGAGACTTTATAGCGGATTCTTCCTATTCGCCACCAGCCTTGGCCCTGAATGAATACCGACATGAGGCGGCCTCTGACGCGCGGGTTGATGTACTCTGTGGCCGACGTGACGATGAACGGACCATACTGGCGAACCGTATCGCCAGGATAATCAACCGCATAGAAGATCATTGTTATAGCAGCATTTTGCGGTCCCGAATAGGTTCCCCACCGGAAGTCAGGCTGGACGAAATCGACGTAACCCATCTCCTGACCTTCAGCGATGGCCCACCAGCCGCTACGGAAAGACGGGACAGGCTGGTTGAAGGTTACGTTTCCAGTCTCTTGCTGCCATAGCTGGCCAGTTGCCGGCTCCGAGGCGATGGGATTTCCTGCCACCGATACATCAACCCAGGCAGACCGGGCCAAGGTGCCATAATCCCATTCTTTCTCCAGTACGTTGTATTTGACGTAGGAATCGTTCTCTCCGGTGCTGGCTGCCGAAGGGAAGAACCATGTAATCTCGTTGAAGGCGCTGTTCGGGGCGCAAACAACCTTGCTGCGGTAGGCCGTATTGATATTCTGAAAGATGAAGTCCCAGACCGTGCAGGGAATCGGCGTTACACCCCGGCCGGAGATGGTGAAGAAGTTGTTGAATCCACACCAGTATACCGTGTCGTTCAAGACGCCGGCCGCATGCTGGCCGATCAGGCCGCACCCGCTGCCGATACGGGTGAAGTTGAATACATCTGGCTGGCCGATCCAACTCATCGCCCAGACCTCGATATCGGTCCAGATGTAGCCCTGAGAGGGGCCTTGCAGGCCGCCAGCGATGTACGAGCCGGTCGGGATGTGAAAGCTGCCGGCCGAGTTTCCCGTCGTGGCGACGAAGTTCGTATAGTCCCCAGAATCGCTCCAGCGGACGATCAGCTTGTCCTGCGCTCCAGTACTCTGTGTCGAGGCCCAAGCCACCAGGATTTGCTGCGGCATGCTGACGAAGATGCCGCCATTAACAAATGGCGCTGTGGCCACAACCTGTGCGGTCGTCAGGCCGCTTTCGTCCGACCAGGAGTAGATCGGTCCATCCTGCGGACAGGAGAGCAGAATCTCTCCCCAGTTGGTCATGGACCAATCCACGGCCGTAATTGGCGAACCAGATGTTCCGCCGGAGCCACCTACGCCAACACCGAATGCTCCGCTGCTAAAGGCGCCGGCACCAAAGGCCGTGCCAGATGGCAATGGGCCTTGAGAGACATAATAGAGAATCTGCGCCATCGAGCTATTCATCGTATTCTGAGCAGTCGTACTCGCCTGAGTCGCAGCATTGATGTTGAAGTACGATGATGCCGGAACAGATTGGATCAGGTAGTTGCCCTGAACGAAGAGGCCATCGCCGCTCGAACCAACCTGTGTTCCCGCAACGAATGGATAGAACAGGCCAGCAATGGCTTGGTAGTAGCTCGATGGAGAGAAAGTCACCTTGATAGAGGCAGACCCGCTAGAGATATTAAATATCGGCAATGTCCCGCCGCTGGAGACTGTCGTCGTCGCATTCTGCGTCAGATTGATCTGATAGCTGCCCGTGCTCAGGACGGATACAATAGGATAGGCCCCAGTAACAACCTGACCCGCCAGCGATACAGGTGTGTTAAGATAGATCGTGTCATATATCGTTGCACCGCTGTTGGAATCCAGGACAGTCACGACATTGCTGCCAGAAGTTACGGAGAAACTAGGGGGCTGGTTAGTCGTAAATGTCGTCGGGGTCAGGTCTATGTTCTGGCTGTTAGAAACAACTGATAACGACTGTGTTGCGCCAATCCCGACACGGGTTTCGTTGTCGCTATCTCTCCAAGCCCATATGGCGCGGACGGTCGAGGCAGTCGTCGTATTGATGTATGGAGTCGAGCCGCCGTATGTCTCGATCATCTGATCGCGGTAGCGGATCAGTTGAGACTGCGAGACTCCCGCCTGATTGTCAGCGAGAGTTTTCTGCGAATTTACCCCTGGGACAAGCTGGACTGCTGCGCGAGGCATTTACTTCCTCGGCGGTGTTGCGATGGGGGACGGCTGCTGCGCGGTCCAGCCTTCGGACTCGAACTTCTTCCTCATTTCCTCGACAGAGGCGGACTTAAGCAGCGTGGCATATTGCGCTTCCCATGAAGTCGCTTGCTGCGGATTATCCGACTGGGAGCCAAAGTTCTGGAGATATCCAGAGGCAAACACCATGGATGCAGCGACAAAAAGATCGGGTAAATATGCCGTCAGGAAGGTAGACGAGTTACTGGCGGATAATGGTGCTGGACGCTGCGTGCCAATGACTTCGACATTGTAGGCTGCATCAGGCGTAGGCCCGACGATGATCTGGCTTTGGGTCAGGAGATTGAAGTACTGAGGTATTCCTGTCGCCGTGCTGTTGGAAGGATAGACGTAGTTGATGAATTCCCTGGTGGTTGCGACCAGAGGATTCCTGGTTCCTGTCGCTGCCGAGGCTCCAGCCGAAGAAATCGCATTGATCTCCTCGACGACAACCCAAGTACTCGGCAGCGTCAACGTCCTGACGCCACTGGAGAACGATACGGTCGTATCGATCACCGTGGTATTGACCAGATCAAGCTCGCGGTATATACGCTGCTCGGCATAGTCTATACAGCCGGGCAAGAACGTCTGAAAGTTGGAGTCGGTCGATCCAACGATCATCAGATTCGCAAGCTGGGATACATACGTGGTATAGTTAATGCTCATGGCGCGTTCTCAAAGAAGAATGTTCCATGCACCTCTACGTCGATTGACTCAGCATCGGCCGATGATCCTGCGGTCTGATTGACGATGTTTATATTGATCTGGCCGCCAGGAAGTGCGACGGGAGGATCAAGTGTCATGTTGAGAGGGA